CTATATGGACACCTGAACTAAAGCAAGTGGAGGAATTCGAGAGTGTTTCAGAACGTGGAGCAAAAGGCTTCGGAAGTAGCGGAGTGTAAAGACATCTTAGATCGAGTCAAGGAGGTTTTGGGGAAGTGAGAGAACGCACTAAAATTATATATCGTGGTTGGAACAAGGAGATATTTATTTTACAGGGTAAAAATATGAATGTTATTGGTTTGCGCCAAATATTCGATGAACTAAAAAGATCGTACGAAGGTTATAAAATCGTTGTTATTCCAACAGAAGTTGATTTTGAAATCAAATAAATAGGAGTGATAAGAAGTGATTCGAAAAGCTAGAAAGAAACCGGTAGAAATTGAGTTTGTAAAATATACAGGTGACAACCAACGAGAAATATATGAATGGACAAATGGAAGGGCATATAATGTTCCGGATTATGACGATGACGATATTACTTACTTTGGTGTAGCTACACTAGAAGGCTTCCTAATAGCTGAAGTTGGTAGTTATATTGTTAAAGGTGTAGAAGGTGAGTTTTACCCAGTTGAACCTAATATATTTAAGAAGACATATAAGGTAATAGATTGACGACACAATACTTAGTCACAACATTCAAAGATTCAACTTAAGATAAGGAGAGATAGAGATGCCAAAGAAAACGGTAACGATTGATGTAGATGAAAACTTATTAGTAGTAGCTAGTAATGAAATATCAGAACTATTATATGAATATGACAGTGAGTTAATGTCAGCTGATGAAGATGGCGATAATAGAGATATCGAAGAAAAAAGAGACGCATTAAAACAAGCTATACAAATTATCGATAAATTAACATGTCGAGGAGGCAGACGATGATTAACATACCTAAAATGAAATTCCCGAAAAAGTACACTGAAATAATCAAGAAATATAAAAATAAAACACCTGAAGAAAAAGCTGAGATTGAAGGCTGTTTTATTAAAACTGTTAAAGATGAAGATAGTGAATTTTACAGCCCTATGTTAGCCAGTCTAAATGAACAACAGTTAAAGAGTATGTTGAGACAGGTACTTTTTTTGATTGATACAGGAGATGACAATGATGATTAAACAAATATTAAGACTAATATTCTTACTAGCAATGTATGAGTTAGGTAAGTATGTAACTGAGCAAGTATATATTATGATGACGGCTAATGATGATGTAGAGGAGCCGAGTGATTTCGCAAAGTTGAGCGATCAGTGTGATTTGATGAGGGCGGAGGTGTCAGAGTAGATGGAATGGGTATTTTTTTCTGCTTACATTGTTATATTCATTGCATGTGCATATGTGATATATAGACGAATTGAAGAAGTGAGCGAGGAAGTTGATGAATTACAGCGTGACATAAAAAAGAATGAAAAATTATTGGAAAATTATAAGAAAGAAAACAGACCAATCGAATATATCGTTGAGTTAAAAAACGGTGTGTATTTACAAGAAAAATATACATCTTCGTTTGCGGAAAGGACAACGCTTATTACAACTAGTAATGTTTTTGAAGCTAAATCATATGACAATTTATTTTCAGCTAAAATAGATGCTGAATTTATGCGTGGTCGTGTATTAAAATATAAACCGAATTTAGAGGTGGTTGAATAGATGATGTGGTTGATCATAGCAATTATATTACTAGTCATCTTATTGTTTGGTGTGATGTTGCAAGCGGAACAGATAAAAGGTGATGTGAAAGTTAAAGAGCGAGAGATAGAGATATTAAGAAGTAGATTGAGACATTTTGAAGATTAACGGGGGTTAAACAAATGAGTTTGAGAAAATCAACGCAAAGATATTTAGAAAGTGAATTAAGCAATTACAATTACTTCGATAAAGATATAGCGCGTGTAAGAGATGAAGTTTTAAACCCGTGGAGTCAACAAGATACTAATATCGGTGGAGATAGGGTGCAAAGCAATGTAAGTGTAACTGAAATAAAAGCTATTAGAGTTGTTAATGATAGAAGATTATCGCAATTGGCCAGAATGAAATCGGCTATAGAGGTTGTATATAATCATAGCACTACAGAAACTCAAAAACTTATGGAACTTTATTATTTTAAAAAGCCTAGAACATTAAATTTAACTGGTGTAGCTCAAGAAATAAATGTAAGTAAATCTACCGCTTATGATATGAGGAAAGATATATTAGTTAGGTTAGCCGATGAATTAGGTATAATACATTAAGTTTGGAAAAAGTCTGGAAAAATAACGTCACTTTCGGTGTTAATATGATAGCGTAAGATATTGACTATCTTACTGCGTTTCCCTTATCGCAATTAGGAATAAAGGATCTATGTGGGTTGGCTGATTATAGCCAATCCCTTTTTTAATTTTAAAAAGCGTATAGCGCGAGAGTTGGTGGTAAATGAAATGAACGAAAAACAAAAGAGATTCGCAGATGAATATATAATGAATGGATGTAATGGTAAAAAAGCAGCAATTTCAGCAGGTTATAGTAAGAAAACAGCAGAGTCTTTAGCAAGTCGATTGTTAAGAAATGTTAATGTTTCGGAATATATTAAAGAACGATTAGAACAGATACAAGAAGAGCGTTTAATGAGTATTACAGAAGCTTTAGCGTTATCTGCTTCTATTGCTAGAGGAGAACCTCAAGAGGCTTACAGTAAGAAATATGACCATTTAAACGATGAAGTGGAAAAAGAGGTTACTTACACAATCACACCAACTTTTGAAGAGCGTCAGAGATCTATTGACCACATACTAAAAGTTCATGGTGCGTATATCGATAAAAAAGAAATTACTCAGAAAAATATTGAGATTAATATTGGTGAGTACGATGACGAAAGTTAAATTAAACTTTAACAAACCGTCTAATGTTTTCAATAGAAACATATTCGAAATACTAACCAATTACGATAACTTCACTGAAGTACATTACGGTGGAGGTTCGAGCGGTAAGTCTCACGGCGTTATACAAAAAGTTGTACTTAAAGCATTGCAAGACTGGAAATATCCTAGGCGTATACTATGGCTTAGAAAAGTCCAATCAACAATTAAAGATAGTTTATTCGAAGATGTCAAAGATTGTTTGATAAACTTCGGTATTTGGGACATGTGCCTTTGGAATAAGACTGATAACAAAGTTGAATTGCCAAACGGCGCAGTTTTTTTGTTTAAAGGATTAGATAACCCAGAGAAAATAAAGTCGATAAAAGGCATATCAGACATAGTCATGGAAGAAGCGTCTGAATTCACACTAAATGATTACACGCAATTAACGTTGCGTTTGAGGGAGCGTAAACACGTGAATAAGCAAATATTTTTGATGTTTAACCCAGTATCTAAACTGAATTGGGTTTATAAGTATTTCTTTGAACATGGTGAACCAATGGAAAATGTCATGATTAGACAATCTAGTTATCGAGATAATAAGTTTCTTGATGAAATGACACGACAAAACTTAGAGTTGTTAGCAAATCGTAATCCAGCATATTACAAAATTTATGCGTTAGGTGAATTTGCTACACTAGACAAATTGGTTTTCCCTAAGTATGAAAAACGTTTAATAAATAAAGATGAGTTAAGACATTTACCTTCTTATTTTGGATTGGACTTTGGCTACGTTAATGATCCTAGTGCTTTTATACATTCTAAAATAGATGTAAAGAAAAAGAAGTTATACATCATTGAAGAGTATGTTAAACAAGGTATGCTGAATGATGAAATAGCTAATGTCATAAAGCAACTTGGTTATGCTAAAGAAGAAATTACAGCAGATAGTGCAGAACAAAAAAGTATAGCTGAATTAAGGAATCTAGGGCTTAAAAGGATTTTACCAACCAAAAAAGGGAAGGGCTCGGTTGTACAAGGGTTACAATTCTTAATGCAATTTGAAATCATTGTTGATGAACGTTGTTTCAAGACTATTGAAGAGTTTGACAACTACACATGGCAAAAGGACAAAGATACAGGTGAATATACCAATGAACCAGTAGATACATACAATCATTGTATCGATTCGTTGCGTTATTCAGTGGAACGATTCTACAGACCGGTTAGAAAACGCACAAATGTCAGTTCGAAAGTTGACACAATAAAATCTCTAGGATTATAGGAGGGAACAAATGTTAAAAGTAAACGAATTTGAAACAGATACAGATCTACGGGGAAACATAAATTACTTATTTAATGATGAAGCCAATGTTGTTTACACATATGACGGGACGGAATCCGATTTATTACAAAACGTTAATGAAGTAAGTAAATACATTGAACATCACATGGATTACCAACGACCTAGATTAAAAGTGTTGAGTGATTACTACGAAGGTAAAACTAAGAATCTGGTTGAGTTAACACGACGCAAAGAAGAGTACATGGCAGATAACCGTGTAGCGCATGATTACGCATCTTATATTAGTGATTTTATTAACGGTTATTTCTTAGGTAATCCAATTCAATATCAAGATGATGACAAAGATGTATTAGAAGCTATTGAGGCGTTCAATGATTTGAATGATGTTGAGTCGCACAATAGATCTTTAGGATTAGATTTGTCAATTTATGGTAAAGCTTATGAATTAATGATTAGAAACCAAGATGATGAAACGCGTTTATACAAGAGTGATGCAATGAGTACTTTTGTCATATACGACAATACAATTGAACGTAATAGTATCGTAGGCGTTAGATATTTAAGAACTAAACCAATAGACAAGACTGACGAAGATGAAGTGTTTACAGTTGATTTATTTACTTCTCACGGTGTTTATAGATATCTTACCAGTAGAACAAATGGATTGAAGCTCACACCACGTGAAAACGTTTTTGAATCACACTCTTTCGAACGTATGCCTATTACAGAATTTAGCAATAACGAAAGAAGAAAAGGGGATTACGAGAAAGTAATCACTTTAATTGATTTGTATGATAATGCTGAATCAGATACTGCTAACTATATGAGTGATTTAAATGACGCTATGTTACTTATTAAAGGTAATTTAAATTTAGATCCTGTAGAAGTTAGAAAACAAAAGGAAGCTAACGTGTTGTTTTTAGAACCGACTGTTTATGCTGATAGCGAAGGTAGAGAAACAGAAGGCTCTGTTGATGGTGGTTATATTTATAAGCAATACGATGTACAAGGTACCGAAGCTTATAAAGACCGTTTAAACAGTGATATACACATGTTTACCAACACGCCTAACATGAAAGATGATAACTTTAGCGGCACTCAATCGGGCGAGGCAATGAAATACAAATTATTTGGATTGGAACAACGTACTAAAACTAAAGAAGGATTGTTTACTAAAGGGTTAAGACGTCGTGCTAAGTTGTTAGAGACAATACTTAAAAATACATGGTCGATTGACGCTAACAAAGATTTCAATACTGTTAGATACGTATACAACAGAAACTTACCTAAATCATTGATTGAAGAATTAAAAGCTTATATTGATTCTGGTGGGAAGATTAGCCAAACAACTTTAATGTCTCTATTCTCGTTCTTCCAAGACCCTGAATTAGAAGTTAAGAAAATCGAAGAAGATGAGAAAGAATCTATTAAAAAAGCTCAAAAAGGTATTTATAAAGACCCTAGAGACATCAATGATGACGAACAAGATGATGATACAAAAGATACTGTTGATAAAAAGGAATGATTGTAATTGCCTAACAAAAACACTCAAGAATATTGGGAAGAACGCGGACGCAAAGCAATCGAGAATGAGTTGAAGCGTGATAAAACTAAAGCTGAAGAAATAGAACGTATATTGAATATGATGATTAAGCGCATTGAAAAAGAGATCAATGCGTTTATTGTCAAGTACGGAGATTTTGCAGGCGTTACATTACAAGAAGCACAAAAGATTATTGATGAGTTCGATGTAAAAGCGTTTCAAGAAGAAGCAAAAAGATTGGTCGAAAACAAGGAGTTTAGCGATAGAGCAAATGAAGAATTAAAGAAGTATAACACGAAAATGTATGTATCTAGAGAACAGATGTTAAAGATTCAAATAGAATTCTTAATTGCTTATGCAACAGCTCAAACAGAATTATCGATGAGGGAATATTTCGAATCAACAGCTTATCGTGTGTTCAGTGATCAAGCGGGTATTTTAGGTGAAGGTGTACAAGTAGCTAAAGAAGTTATAGATACAATCGTTGATACACAATTTCATGGTGTCGTTTGGTCAGAGCGATTATGGACTAATACCGAAGCAATGAAACAAGAAGTAGAAGAAATAATTGCTAATGTAGTTATTAGAGGTCGACATCCTAATGAATATGTTAAAGATATGCGCAAGCACTTAAATAAATTCGAAGGCACAGCACGACAAAAGACCGCAGCAATTAAATCATTGCTTTATACGGAATCGGCACGTGTTCACGCACAATCAAGCATTGACAGCATGAAAGAAATTTCACCGGAAGGATATTATATGTATATTGCAAAAATCGATAATAGAACAACTAAAGTATGCAAAGGGCTTAATGGAGAAATATTCAAAGTTAAAGACGCTAAAATTGGTGTTAATTTCTATCCTATGCATATCAATTGTCGTTCAGATTGCGCTTTACTACCTAAATCTATGTGGCCGAAAAAACCAAGCAAGAAACGAAAAACAAAATACTTCGGAGGGAAAGTGAAAAGCGGTGATTGATTTAAAAGTGAAGTTTTTTAAAGGCAAGTTAGTTTTGTATGACAGTAAATTAAATGTTTGGAGGATACTAATATGAGTAATACTGACAAATACCTTAGAGACATAGCAAGAGAATTAAAAGGTATACGTAAAGAGTTACAAAAGCGAAACGAAACAGTTATTATTGATGCAAACTTAGACAGTTTAAGGTCGGCAGTATTAGCCGATAAAGAAAAATCGAAATATAATGAACCTCTCTTTTAATAGCTAGCACTTAATTGTGTTGGCTATTTTTTATGTCCAAAACGTGCTGATGACATAAAAAGCACGCATGGAAAAACAGTCGACAGACTATAAATGGAGGTATATCTCATGGAAGAAAATAAACTTAAGTTTAATTTGCAATTTTTTGCAGACCAATCAGATGATCCGGACGAACCAGGCGGAGATGGTAAAAAAGGAAATCCTGATAAGAAAGAAAATGACGAAGGTACTGAAATAACTTTCACGCCAGAGCAACAAAAGAAAGTTGATGAAATACTTGAACGTCGTGTAGCCCACGAAAAGAAAAAAGCTGATGAGTATGCAAAAGAAAAAGCAGCAGAAGCTGCTAAAGAAGCTGCTAAATTAGCGAAAATGAACAAGGATCAAAAAGATGAATATGAACGCGAACAAATGGAAAAAGAACTGGAACAATTACGTTCAGAAAAACAATTAAACGAAATGCGTTCAGAAGCACGAAAAATGTTGAGTGAAGCGGAAGTTGATTCATCAGATGAGGTTGTCAATTTAGTTGTAACAGATACTGCTGAACAAACTAAATTGAATGTTGAAGCTTTTTCTAATGCAGTAAAAAAAGCGGTTAATGAAGCGGTTAAGGTTAACGCTAGACAATCGCCATTGACTGGTGGAGATTCATTTAATCACTCGACTAAAAATAAACCGCAAAACTTAGCTGAAATAGCTAGACAAAAAAGAATTATTAAAAATTAACGGAGGCATTTAAATGGAACAAACACAAAAATTAAAATTAAATTTGCAACATTTTGCAAGTAACAATGTTAAACCACAAGTATTTAACCCTGACAATGTAATGATGCATGAAAAGAAAGATGGCACGTTGTTAAACGACTTTACAACACCTATCTTACAAGAGGTTATGGAAAACTCTAAAATCATGCAATTAGGTAAGTACGAACCAATGGAAGGTACTGAGAAGAAGTTTACTTTTTGGGCTGATAAACCAGGTGCTTACTGGGTAGGTGAAGGTCAAAAAATCGAAACGTCTAAGGCTACTTGGGTTAATGCTACAATGAGAGCGTTTAAATTAGGGGTTATCTTACCAGTAACAAAAGAATTCTTGAATTACACTTATTCACAATTCTTTGAAGAAATGAAACCTATGATTGCTGAAGCTTTCTATAAAAAGTTTGACGAGGCAGGTATTTTGAATCAAGGTAACAATCCGTTCGGTAAATCAATTGCACAATCAATTGAAAAAACTAATAAGGTTATTAAAGGTGACTTCACACAAGATAACATTATTGATTTAGAGGCATTGCTTGAAGATGACGAATTAGAAGCAAATGCATTTATCTCAAAAACACAAAACAGAAGCTTGTTACGTAAAATTGTAGATCCTGAAACGAAAGAACGTATTTATGACCGTAACAGTGATTCGTTAGACGGTCTACCTGTGGTTAACCTTAAATCAAGCAACTTAAAACGTGGTGAATTAATCACTGGTGACTTCGACAAATTGATTTATGGTATCCCTCAATTAATCGAATACAAAATCGATGAAACTGCACAATTATCTACAGTTAAAAACGAAGATGGCACACCTGTAAACTTGTTTGAACAAGACATGGTGGCATTACGTGCAACTATGCATGTAGCATTGCATATTGCTGATGATAAAGCGTTTGCTAAGTTAGTTCCTGCTGACAAAAGAACAGATTCAGTTCCAGGAGAAGTTTAATAAATAATTAGGAGTGGTAACATGCCCGAAATCATTGGAATTGTTAAAGTAGATTTTACAGATTTAGAAGATAACAGACATGTCTATATGAAAGGGCATGTCTACCCTCGTAAAGGTTATAATCCTACAGATGAACGTATCAAAGCTTTAGCTAGTGTTGAAAATAAACGCAACAAACAAATGATTTACATTGTAAATGACAAATTAACCAAAAAAGAACTTGTCGAAATAGCAAGTGTTGCTGGCTTACAAGTTGATGAAAAACAAACAAAAGCTGAAATTATCAATGCTTTTGAGTCACTAGAGTAGGTGGTTATATGACTACGCTAGCTGATGTAAAAAAACGTATTGGTCTTAAAGATGAAAAGCAAGATGAACAATTAGAAGAAATCATAAAAAGTTGTGAAAGCCAGTTGTTATCAATGTTACCTATTGAAGTTGAACAAATACCGGAAAGGTTTAGTTACATGATTAAAGAAGTTGCAGTTAAACGCTACAACAGGATTGGTGCTGAAGGTATGACATCAGAAGCGGTTGACGGACGTAGCAATGCGTATGAATTGAACGATTTCAAGGAGTATGAAGCTATTATTGATAATTACTTTAATGCTAGAACGAGAACTAAAAAAGGAAGGGCTGTGTTCTTTTGAGATATGAAGATAGAGTTATTTTTCAATTAGAACAAGTAGCAACTTACAATCCTAAAACTAGCA